TTATTATCGAGCCGCCCGCACTCGGAGCCGTGGGATATTGGAGGTTGTATCAGCCACTACAGGCCATGCGGCAAAGTTTCAACAACTTCGACTTCGATGTCAAACAGGACTTCAAAGAGGGCGAGTTAATGATGTACGACTGGCTTATTTTGGCGCGACCGTCGAAGCCGATCGAAATGGAAATGATTGCCACAGCCAAAAAGTTGGGCGTAAAAGTCGCCGTGGATTATGATGACGACCTGTTCAATATCCCGATCATGCACCCGGCGTTCGATACATTCAACGATCCGGAACGTAAGCAGGTAGTGGCCACGGCCGCCGTGACCGCCGACGTGCTTTGGTGTTCAACTCAGAGTATCAAAGACAGCATGGGGCTGGATAAGGCTATCGTAATTCCGAACGCAATACCGCTTTATTGGCTTCCTGACAAGCCCGCGCCGATCACCAAGTCCGCCGGGTGGCGCGGGCAGCCGACGCAATATACGGACGTGGTATTGCAGGGGTGGGCTTCCGGTTGGTACGACCGAATCAAAGACGAGCCGGACTTGTGGCATTGGATGGGGTGGAAACCGTGGCCGCTTAGCCCGAACACGCAGCACAAGGTGGAGAAGGGGACAAGTATTGTTAAGTACTTGGACTACGTCAAAAACGCGGGCATCAACTTGATGTGGAAGCCGCTGCTGCCTTCCGTATTCAATGACGGGAAATCCAACATCGCATGGCTGGAGGCGACAATGGGTGGCGGCGCATGTGTAACAAATTATGCAGGAAAATCGGGGTGGGAAACCTGTTTGCCAGACTTTGATTTTACCGAATCGGTGATTTATGACGCGTGGCACGCATCAAGGCAAAAGGTTGTAAAAGATCACGACCTTTACGAGCAGGCGTGCGTGCGCTATGCTTCTCTTTGCCAATAAGAAAACGCCATGCTGAAAAACGCTGACTATTTCGGGGCTTACGGCAAACACCTTGCGTCCGGCTGCACGCCGCGAGAGGCATGGAAAAAGACGGAGCGCGATTTGGAGAGGCTTACAGGTGGGTTTAACAGGTATATGACCTACCAGTCCTTTCAGGTGGCATTCTCGCGATACAGGCGGGGCGAGCTAAACAGGCACCTGCTTTTGAAATTAGTAAAGCCTTAGATTTTTTTTGTGTAGTTGGGATTGCAGCCCGTTGACGAAAGTTGGCGGGCTTTTTATTTACCGCGCGTTAATTGAGCCGTGCGCACTTTTGCAAAAAATATACTATTGCGGATATTTGGCTACGATATTTCCTTCAAGCGCACGCCCGCGACCGAAAATCGCACGGCGGCGGGATTTACCGGCCAAAACTATCTGATGGAACACGCGCGAATGTCGCCCGTGACCAACACCCGGGCGACGGACAAAAATATCTTAGGGCTTAGCCCGGTATGGTCTGCAATCCGCTATATATCAGAAGGGGTGGCCATGTTGCCGCTGGATGTTTATCGGCGCACGCCGGAAGGCAATATTAAGACCCCCAACCACCCGCTGCAATACCTTATCGCTGATCGGCCGCATCGGTATTATTCGAAGTTTGATTTTTTATCAGCGCTGATCTCGAACGCGCTTTTGGGCGACGGATACGCACGGATCCACTTTGACACATCCGGCGCACCTTACGCGCTCGAGGTATTGCCCAGGGATATTGTCAGTATTGAGTTGACGCAATCCGGGGCGATGCTTTACCATGTTTGGGGCAACCCGGCACCCGCCACGGTTTTTGGGGGCTTGCAAATTGTCGCGACGCTTCAGGATTATGAGGTTATACATATCAAGGGGGTATCGTTCAACGGCATTAAGGGGGAACGCTTAACCCTTACGCACAAAGACGGATTAGGGGCGGCGCTATCCGCGCAAGCCTACACAAAGCAGTTCTTTGAAAACGGGGCGGCCGTCGCCGGGGCTATTATCTTTCCGCAATCGCTCACAAAGGAGCAGCGCGACCGGGTGCAGGATAAGTTTGCCCGCGACCATTCCGGTTCGGACAATGCCGGAAAGGTGATGGTATTGGATTCCGGGGTGAAGTACGAGAAAATCAGTATGGGGCCGCAAGAGGCCGCGCTGGTGGACTTCCGAAATTTGAGCGTAGAGGATTGTAGCCGGATTTTCAAGATTCCGCTGCACATGCTATCCAGTCTTGACCGTTCGACGTACTCAAATATTGAGCAGCAGGAAAACGATTTTTACGCGCACTGCCTGCCAACATGGACGCAAAAAATAGAGCAGGAATTTAACTTTAAACTATTCACCCGGCTGGAACGCGAAAAGCGCCGGGCATTCGTGCAATTTGATTATACATTCGTGCGGATGGGTGACAGCCAAAGCACGGCGCAACTGATAGCTTCTACCATCCAGAACGGGATAATGACCCAAAACGAGTGGCGGCAACGATTAAACCTGCCAACAATGGCGGACGGAAACGAACGATATATACAGCAAAATATGGCACCCGTCGGGATGCTTTCTGAATTGTTAGAGGGTAAAATTGAGCAGGCGGAAGGTGTGGATGTAGAAGAACCGGACGTAGAAGAGCCGGACACAGAAGATCAACCGGCGGCGTCGCCACAAATGACCGACAATGATTGAACGCAGGTACATCAATTCGGATTTTGAAATCCGGGCAAAAGACGGGAAAAAGATGCTTCGCGGCTATGCGCTGAAATTCGGCGTGCCTTATGATATGGGTTTCTTCACAGAAGAAATAGCAGCGGGCGCACTTGATGAGGCGGATATGTCGGACGTTCGCATCCTGTTCAACCACGACCCTAATTTAATTTTGGGTCGCACAAGTGCGGGAACAGCGCGGATAGCCATTGACAAAACCGGGCTTTTTTATGAGGCTGAATTACCTGATTCCCCCAACGGAGAAAACGTGCGGGTGGCTTTGGAGCGCGGCGATATTACTCAGTCATCCTGGGGCTTTCAACTGGAATACGATTACGAAAATCCGCCCGCCGAATGGACGCGAAAGGACGGTAAAGACTACCGGACAATTACGAAGGTTAAGCGCGTATTCGATGCGTCGCCCGTGACATTTCCAGCCAACCCGGATACCACAGCAGCGCAACGCTCGCTGGATGAATACAAAAAGCGGATACAGGAATCTGATATGAAATCTAAACTGGCTGAAATCGACTGTATTTTAGCCTCGTGCCAATAAATTTATTCTCATTATGAAAAACAAACTCGAAGCGCAGCAAAGCGCAGCGGCAGCCGCACAGCAGATCGAAAATCTGCGGGCTAAGGCCGAATCCGGGCAATGGGGCGAGGCTGACCAATCAGCCCTTGAAGCCGCAAAATCTCAACTCAAAACCAGTCAAGAGGCCGAACGCCGCTTTGCCGAATTTGAGGCGCTGGAACTGGCAACCAGTACCTACAAGACCGGACAGGAGCAGCGGACGGAAACAACAACCGCCACAAACCCGATGACCGTGAACATCATCAAAAGCGAAAACCGGGGCGACAGCGAAGAGCGCATGGCGCAACGCTTCAGCCTGTTTGACGCCGTGCGCGACGCCGCATACGGCAAAAACCTCACAGGCCTTTCGGCCGAAATTGACCAGCACGGCAAAATGGAGGCGCGCAAGGCCGGGATTACCGACTACGGTACGGGTTCAATTACTTTGCCTGCCTTCATGGTGGCCAACCAGCGCTCAATCGAAAAGCGCGACATGCTCGCAGGCACTACGACGGCCGGTGGCTTCACGGTGCAAACCGAGATCGGCGAACTGATACCGTTCCTCGATCCGCGTTTGACGGTTCGCCAACTGGGCGCTACCTACCTCACTGGCCTGACTGGAAACGTGGACTTCCCGCGCAATGACGCCGCTGCTGCTGTTGGTCGCAAAACGGAGGTAGCAACCGCCGATGAAACCAGCCCGACGTTCGACCAGGTGCAGTTGCGCCCGGTTCGTTACACGGCCTTCGTGGACGTATCGAAGCAGGTTATCCTGCAATCGAACATTGACATGGAGAACTTTGTGCGCAACCGCCTGAACGAAGCGCTGTTCCGCAAACTGGAAGAAGAGTGCTTCACGAACTCGGACAACACGGGTATCTTCAACCTCGCGGGCGTGAACGACATCACCATCGGCACAAACGGCGGCGACCTGACATGGGAACTGGTGGTGAAGTTTGAGAGCGAAGTGGCGGCCGACAATGCCGACATGGGTCGCCTCGGTTACCTGTTCACGCCGCAAGTGGCTGGCAAACTGAAAACCACCAAGCGCGACGTGGCCGGAAACGGCTTCATCTGGGAAGGCCCGAATGTCAACGCAAGCGTGAATGGTTACCAAGCCTACGCATCCAACCTGCTGCCAAAGAACCTTACCAAGGGCGCTTATACGAGCGTTCTGCATGGTGGTGTGTTTGGCAACTGGGCGGACTTGCTGATCGGCCAATTCGGCGGCGTGGACATCCTCATCAACCCGTACACAAAAGGCAAAGAAGCCACGGTTGAAGTGATTGTGAACGCATGGTTTGACCACGCTATCCGCAATGCCGCTTCGTTCTGTAAGTGTGATGAATTGTATCCGTCCTAATGCCACTTGTCAGATTTAAAAAATCTGGCGTGGCTTATGGATACGCCTACAATTTCGGAGAAGTTGGAGTTGTTCAGGATTCTCATAAGCAAAGGTTGGTTGACGCCGGGATCGTCGAATTGATAGCCGACGACCCGGCGCAACCCAGCCAATACGAAACACCGGAAAAGTTAACGCCTAAAATCGAAAAGCGTGACGTGGGAAGTAGTAAGCGGGCCAAGCGATGAGCCGATAACCTTATCCGAGGCTAAGGCATGGTTAAAGGTGGACGATAGCGCCGA